TTTTGGTCCTACTGGAGGAACAGTTTCTTTTTCAGGTTTTATTTCTACTAGTAAAGTTTTGTCTTCAAATATTATTTTAAGATCAACATAATATTTATGATATTTTTTATCAACATCATAATAGTAAGGAATAACTACTTCTTCTGAGCTCCAGCCTTTTACTTTTGGATTTTTATCACACCATGCAAAAACTGCCTTCTCCCACAAAGACCTATATACCACAGAAGAAGAATCTCCTTTGTATTTCTCCTTATCTTTGACTTGATATATACCTGAATAAACCATGTGTAACTGTTATAAATATAAAAATAAGATTCTAATATTATCTATAAGGATTAAACATGGCAATACTCAGCAATAAATCTGGTCCTCTAGGAGAGAAAATAAAAAATCCATTAGATCCTGCATATAGTGATTTTTCTAATGGTGGAAGTACTAAAGTTAATAGCACTAGTTTTGATTTGGGACTTGAAGCAGATGTAATTGCGCAAACTTTTATACAAAACAAATTAGATTTTATGTCATCAGGCGGAGGGAGCAAACTTGAATATCCTTTAGATGTAAGTGGCAATCCAGCATATGCAGCAACAGTAAAATTTCAAATCATGGAATATGCTATGCCAAATGAAGGTGAATCACAAAAGAATCATGCTCAAACACCAGTAGATAACATTTCTAAAGAAACTGAAAAACCTAAAACAGAACAACAAGTTGGCATAGATGAACGAGCAAATGCTGTTGCAGCATCTGCTAGATTTTCTGCTTCAGCATATCAAGACAATGCAGATGCAGCTAATGTAAGAGATCCAGGATTTCAGTTTTTTGATGATGAAGCTGGTAAAAAATCTTTTGTAAAAACAAAAAGTGAAGATGATGCTGATACAAAAAACGTATTAGCTGGATCTGCTTCTAAATTTAAGATAGGCTTTCAGAGGAAGATGGGTTCTCCTAGCATTGTAATGTACTTTCCAACTAGTCAAACATTTTATGATAACATTGCATATGGAAGCGCTGATTTGCAAGTTGCTGGTGCATCTATTGAAGGGGCAGCACAAGCTGGTAGCGATCAAATTATGAATCAAGTGAGGGGAGTTTTAGGAAAGGCCGCCAAAGATACTTTAAATGTATTATCAGATATTTCTGGTGCTATTTCTGGTGCTGCAAAATCTGAGGCTGGTAGATTAGCAGCATCAAAAACTTTAGGGAGAGCTCCTTTTGGAATAGGAACAGCAGCTACTCTATTAAATAGAATGGTCATTAATCCTAATGTTCGAACATTATTTAACGGTGTTAATGTAAGAGAATTTGCTTTTCAATTTAAATTTATATCAACTTCTCCACAAGAAGGTGAAATAATACAAAAGATAATAAAGACTTTCAGAAAAGAAGCTTATCCAGAAGCCTTTAATATGAAAATAGGTGGTGCTGAAAATGTTGCTTTAGGATATAATTTTCCTAATGCTTTTCAAATAACTTTTAATTTTAAAGGTGCTCAAAATTTAAATATACCTAAAATTCTACCTTGTTATTTAAGATCAGTTTCTCATACAATAAATCCTACAGGTGGTGGATTTAGAAATGATGGAAAGCCAAATGAAATCGATTTAACTCTAACATTCTCTGAATTTAGAGCTTTAACTTCTCAAGATATAGAAAAGGGATATTAATGTTATTTTTCAACGATTTTGCTAAAGTTCAATATAAATTTGGAAATGAAATTGATCCTGTAATTTTTCAAGACATATCAATATATTCTGATGTTGCAGATCAAGTCAAAGATTCTATTTCTTTTCTTAATGTTCATACAATACAAGAAGGGTTTAGACCGGATCAAGTATCAATACAATTATACGGAACTTCATTATATTACTGGACATTTTTTCTCTTAAATGATAATTTAAGACAACAAGGTTGGCCATTAACGAGATATGAGCTTTCAGAATATATTAAGAAAGCTTTTCCAAATACAACCCTGACAGTAAGAGATGAAGATCTTCCAACTAAATTTAAAGTTGGTCAAACTGTTACGGGTGGTACCTCTGGCGCTTCAGGTAAAATAATAAGAAGAAATTTACAACTAGGACAAATTGTAATTGAAGATGATTTAGGTTTTACAGAAAGCGGAGAACTTCTTACATCAGTAAATTCTTCTGGCGTAAGTGAAACAATGTCTTCGGTATCAAGTTCAAAAGAATATCTCTCTGCTGCATATTATATTGATGGAACATCAGCATTAGTTGATATAGATCCAGCAACTGGACCTGGTGCTTTGATTACAGAAAAAACACATGAAGATGTTTACTTTGCAACTAATGAAAGCTTAAGACAAATTAAAGTTATTAAACCTAGTCAAATTACAAATATAGTTACTAGTTTTAAAAAATCTATAAGAGGCTAGTATGTCGCGCTCTTTGCCAAATATTTCTAAAACGGTTGATACCTCTACTGAATATATTTTGTTGTCAGCTCTTATATCTTCTGATCGTACAGAATATTCTACAGAAATATCTGCTGTAGTATCAGAATTTGTTATTCATGAACATATTGAAAAACCATATTTGACTATGACTCTTTCATTTTTAGATCAATTAAACATAGTTCAAACAATTGATTTTCAAGGTGGAGAAAAGTTAACTATTAGACTTCAACAAACGGAAGAGATTGATAGAGGAACTGAAATACAAAAAGAATTTGTAGTTGATAAAGTAGCATCAGTCGTTAAAGTAGATGAAAGATCAGAAATGGTAGTTCTTCATTGCACAGAATATCATATGTTTGAATCGATTGTTCAAAATGTTAATAAGTGTTATAATGGTCCTCCATCACAAATCATCAAAAACATAGTTACAAACTATACGAATAAAAAAATAGTGATAGATGGAATTGATTCTGTAAATGATATGAAAGTCATTATTCCTAATTTGAATCCAATAGCAGCAGCTATGTGGTTAAAAGAAAGAACTACGACCGGGCTTGGACTTCCATTCTTTTTATTTTCGCCTTTAGGCGTGAATAATCTAGTGTTAAGAAGTTTAGAAGAAATGTTAAAACAAACAGTAGAAAATATTACTACGCCTTATATCTATGCTTCTAGTCTTGCAAACTCTGAAGGCATATCTAAATATTATGCTATAGAAGATTATAGATATGAATCTTCAGATAACTTGACTAAATTAATTCAAAATGGTTTAGTTAATAGCACATATTCTTTTTATGATATTCATAGAGGAATACCTGAAACATTAAATTTTAAAGCTGAAAGCATGTTTGATACTTTAACAAGTTTAAATTTACTTGGAGGAGAAAATAAAAGATATAACTATGCATCAGATTATAAAGTGAGAGACAAAAAAATATCAAGTTATTCTTCGCATGACATTACAAAGATAACATCTACTGGTGCATATCGAGGAAGAGAAAATGCAGAATTTAGAAGTTATGGAGATGAAACTTTAGGCGGTGATCATAATAAATTAATTACTAGTAAAGCCATCAAAGGTTTTATGTCAAAAACACCTTTAATGATAACTGTAAAAGGCAGAGAATTTATTACTGGAAATAATAATTATACATTAGGAAAAGCTATAAGAATTATATTTTTAGATACAGATCCTACTGCAGATAAAACTGCAGGAAGAAAAGATTTAAAAAAATCTGGTGATTATATAATAGTAGGTGCAAGACATTCATTTGACGGTGATTCAGTAAAAACAGAATTGTTATGTGGAAAGATAGCGTCTCTAGGTGAGGAGATACAAGTTTAATGTTTAATAATTTTTATGGAGATAACATTAGATGGTTTATAGGATTAGTAGTTGACACTAATGATCCTCTTAAACTTGACAGAGTAAAAGTAAGAGTTTATGGAATACACACCTCAGATACAGAAGCAATTTCTACTGATGATTTACCCTGGGCTGCTGTTTGTATACCAGTAACAGAAGGTGGAAGTTCAGGAATTGGAGCTAACTCTCAAATAAAACCTCGAGCTCAAGTTTTTGGCTTATTCTTAGACGGAAAGGATTCTCAGCTTCCATTAATCTTAGGTTCAATTCCTAAAATAGAACAAATAAGAAATAATATAAACACTGCTGTAGAAACATACAATAATGATCCTATAGGTGAATCAGGCAGTGGTACTGGAACTGGAGTTGAAGATGACATCATACCATATAATGAATCAGCAAAGGCAGGAGCAGATGGAAGACCTGGTGGTGATCTTCCTGGAGCAAATAATAATGAAAAAGCTATAAACTTTTTTATGTCGGTCGAAGGTGGCAGTTTTACAATAGAACAAGCTTGTGGTATAGTTGGTAACTTATTGAAAGAATCTAATAATAGAGGTGTTATTGATCCAGCTGCTCACAATATACCTGAAGGTTCACGCGGAATAGCACAGTGGAATCCTAAGGGAGTTGGTAAAAGACTTCAAGAATTACAAAAATGGGCTGCTAGTGAAGGGTTAAACTGGAGACTGTTGTATCCTCAACTTAAGTTCATAATTTATGAACTTCAAAAACATTCGTACCTAGGGCTAAGCAGACTTAGAAGAGCAAATAGTGTAAATAAAGCTGTTGCTGCTTTTGAAGAAAATTTTGAAATGCCACAGAAAACGGGTGATATAGATAGAATTGCATATGCAGCTGAAATGTATTCTAAATATGGTCCTGGTGCAACACTAGTGGCTTTACCAACATCAAGGCCAACATTAGGATCAGCGTAAGGTTAAAGTAATGGCAGAAGAAGATTTTATAAAAATGCAAGTCGGCGAATCGCCGAGTCCAAAAAATAATTTTAGTAGATTTAATGGAAGAACTTTTACCTTTGGTTCTAACGTTAGAGTTGGTAAAATAGTTCAAATACGTGTTGCTAAGAATCAAACTCAATCACGTAACTGGGAAAGAACTTTTAATCCTGGAACACCTCTTAATCTTAATGAATATACAGAAAACGGAAACGTAATTACTTTAGTATCATTTGCTGCTAAGATAAAAGTTATCTATACTGTAAGAGCTGAAACGCAAGCTGAATTTGAAGCTCGAGCAACCCCTGAACAAATAAAAGCACAACAACAGCTAATAGGCGAATTGACTAATGGTTTTAATGGTCAAATTGCAACATCAAAGATACAAAATTTAATAGGTAACTTTTCATCACTTAGTAAATCTGGACAAACCAGTAATGGTTTTAAATGTCTTACCAGTTCTGCAAGACCAACAAAAGATTTTACAAAGAGGCCAATGATAGGAGAACTTTTATCAGGTGCAGTTGATGGATCAGGCGATGTTACTTCTACACAAACTTCTGCATTGAGTACATTGTTTAAATCATCAAAGATAACTTCTTCGCCTAGACTTACTAAAAAAGTTTATGATCAACCAAGCGCTAATGCAATATTAAATGTGTTTAAAAATTTTACTTCTGCTCCAAAAGAAACTATTAAAGAAGTTACTAAGAAAGTTTTACCTGCAAATCTTTCCACTAAAGTTTTAGAACAAGCAGATACAACAATAAACGACACAGAAGCTGGTGTTTCATTAAATAATAAAATAACAGAAAAAACAAAAGCTGAAATTAAATCAAAACAAAAAGAAATACAAAATGCTGGAATATCTCTCAACATCGATGGATTAATACCTCAAGCAGGTAGATCTAGTACTAATATTTTTGCAAGTGCTCTTGCTAAAGTCAAGAATATTAAAACTTCCGGAACTGGTAATATCTTTGAAAAGATTAAAAGTTTACCAGATGGTGTTACATCACCTGAAGGTGTTGATTTAGACGATATATTACCAGGATTAAATGAACTAACAGGTGACTTTAATTTAAATACTAACACAAATAAGTTTATAAGTAAAGGAGCTTTAACGCCAGATGCTGGTATTAGCGCTGTTAAAAATTTAAGTGCAAGTACTTCTGGTTTTAACGGATATTCAACTGCAAGAAAATATAAATTTGAATTTTTACAATCAGTTGATGAGATGAAAACAGAATTTGAAAATAGTTCTCGAATGAAAACTGGTACTAATAACTTAATTTTAGCTCTCATAATTGGTTGGACAGATAAGTTCTACGGACCACCTGAAAAAGTAAATGCTACTTCAATTCATGAATTAACTAAGTTAAGCGATTTGCAAATACAAATTAAAGCTAAAAAATCTCAAGAGGCTGCTATAGCGCATCTCACAAGCAGAAGATACACGAAGCTTTATGGAATACAACCACACTATATTATACTAACAGATGGAAGAATACAAAAAGGAAGACCAATAGATGAGATAAGAAATTCAGAATCTTGTTTATTTGATCTTACTGGCGTAGAAGTTTCTATTGTTGCTAATCAAGAAAATCCACCAAATCAACAACAAGTTAATAGTTTAAATACTTTATTAAAGTACGCATACAGCACTCTTCCTGGCTTGAATATATTTGGAGAAAATGAATTAAAAGATGGAAATACTGGTCCAGGTATTGATGTTCAAGGATTACGAGAAAAATTTGGGAAGACTAATAGTATTGATAATCCTGAAGAAGGCGGTGTTGGATTAGATAGAAAGAAGATAGCGTATATAGTACCTAAAGATGTTGCAAAGGGAACTAAGAGCGCTTCAGTAATTTCTCAATCTTTAAGTACAGATAAAACTTTGTCTCAATTTGAGAGAATAGATCCTACAACAGGAAAAGAACAACCAGTAGATTTCGAAAAAGATATTGATGCAATTAATACAACTTTATCTGATCTTAAAACTGGTAAGATAGATATAAACAATGAAATAAACAAAGCGTTTACTCAAGCAAAAGGATCTCAAGGAAAAATTCTTGGTGATGCTAATATTGCAAAATTACAAGAAGGTATAACTTCTAGTATAGGGCAATCAGAAGGATTAATTAAAAACTTTAAAGTCCCTGATGCAGCAACATCGTCTAGCCTTTTAAGTAAAATTAAATTTCCATAGGAGAACATGAATAATGCCATTCGCGAATAATTTCACTTTACCACCTGGTAAAGCAGAATCTCTTAAAGATAAAAGAAATGGATTTTCAGATCCAAATGGAGTATTTCCTAAAACAGAATATGAAAGACAATCTTCTGTTAATGAGATAGCACGAGGTTTTAAAAGAGTTAATGTTGAACTTGGTGGTTCAGTATCAGATATAGATCTAGACTTAAATGAAGAACCAACTTCTCTTTATCCTAACAATCAGGTAAAAGAAACAGCGTCTGGTCACATAGTAGAATATGATGATACGCCTGGAGCTGAACGTGTTATGATAAGACACACTTCTGGTTCAGGCGTTGAAATGCGTGCAGATGGAACTGTTATCTATGGATCTACTAAGAATACAGTAAGAGTTACAGCATGTGATGAAAAAGTTATAGTAGACGGTGATGGAGAATTACAATATAACGGTAATTTAAAATTAAAAGTTGCTGGAGACTTTGATGTTGAAGTTGGTGGTGATTATAATGTTACAGTTAAAGGTGATATGGAACAAAACGTTACAAGAGGATTTGTTCAAGATGTTGCAGGTGATATTGAAACTCAAGTCATAGGCAACAAAAAAGAAATGATTGGCGGAACAGCAACATCATTAGTACACGGAGAAAGAACAAGTTTAACAAAAGGAAACTTTGAAGAATACGTTAAAGGTGATCACA